TAATACCATCGTATTCATCCTCATCATCAGCTCTCATTATTGAGGCCATAGCATAGCCAGCGGTCATTAGGGCTCCATGCATCATCAATCCCCTCTTGGTAGTGTATAGCATTTTTGCAACATTAAATCCACCCTGAATTGAAGCATTGGCAAATAGATATGCTGTGTTTAAGGTGTGTCCAAGCTCACCCTTTTTATTAAAGTTAACGGTAATATTCTTAGCTATTTGGGAGGCCTTCTTCTTTGAGTACCCAGCATCAAGCAGGGCCTTGTATGTTGCTAGCCTTGTTGAGCTCTCAAATATAGTATTAATTCCCTCAATGGTGCTAAATATTCCCTTAACGGCAACCCTCATAGGGTTCTTCCCCTGCATATTATTAAGGCGTTTCTCGAGATTAGCTGTTCTCTCCTCAATAGTTTGAGGTTCTATCCACCCAATCTTACCACCATTTTCAAGGAAGTCATTATAAATATCAGTCCACTCACCCTTGCCCCCTGTTAGGGCTTGAAAGATACCCCACTTTGCCATTGGAATATTCTTAAGTGTTCCTATAGCTATATCTGAGCGACCCTCACCTACATGCATAAGAGCATTCATTAAACTATCTCTCTGGAAATTTGTTATCCAGAATTTTGGGCTAAGGGTTGTGTATAAATTCCTCATAACATTTATAGCTGTTGATAGAAACTTAACACCCTTTCCTTGACCTAAATTATTAAGATTATCATACAAGGTTTTATCGTGAATAATAATTTTCTTTGGTTTCCCATTAAAATAAACTATCATCTCCTTTGTCCCATCAAGGTTCTCTGGAATAAGGCTCTGCATTTCACCATTCTTATCAAAGCTTGGTCTATATCTTATATTCTTAACCTCCCAGTATGGTGTGCCATCAGGCATAAGGAGCTCATTATTCTTAATTAAATTATATAGACTCTGTGCTACACGGTTCTTTTCTGCCCTGATAATTGTCTGTTCCATATCCGAAAGAACCTGAGAGAAAGGGTTATTTGCTAGAGTTGAGCGACCCTTGGCCCTCTTGATATCCTTACCCGTAAGATTAAATCCTCGACCCGTACCGGTATACTCCTCTGAGCTAGCTATTCCCTTTAGGGGAACATAGTGAGAGTAGACCTTGCCGGACTTAAAGTCATTGTAGGCTTCCTCCGTTATTAACCCGCTCTCATATAAAAACTTAAGCCTTTTATTTATAAACTTATTTCTAAACTTATTAGCTAGAGCCTTGGTACCCTTCTTGTAATTTTTACCACCGGGCATATAACTCTGGGGGGTTCCTCCCATAGCTTCATTATCCCAGCCGGAGGCATCGAAGTCAATCTTAGGGTCCCTGTCTTTAATAACAGCATCCCTCTCCCTAGCGTGCTGGGCGTAGAGGAAGGTTCCAATGTCATCAATTTCAAAGGCACCATCTTTCATCTCTTTCATAAAATCATTAACCTCATTATCATTAAGGTCTAGTTGATGTCTTACCTTTGAAAGATATAGTTCTGTGTCTAGATAGGCATCCATTTCCTCATCATCAATCTTAAGAATATCCTGTGCTTTCTTTAGTCTGTTAAGCTTATCTTGAATCTTTCTTTGTATGGCCTCTGGAGTAGTTTCCGCAGGCATTACCTCAGCTTGGAATGTTTCCTGAGGTCTAGCGAAGGCCTCATTCATTTCACTGGTTAGCTCAATGGAGTTCCTATACTCGCCACTAACAACCTTGCCACCGAATGGTTTAATTACTTTCTTAAATGCTTGCGGTACTCGGACATCGTAGAACTCCTTGTGAAACTCACCGCCCATAACCATATCCTTTGTTTCCAAGGTGACATATCCATGGTCCCCCTTTGTGCCCTCGCCTTGAATAATTTGGTTAGCAATTTCCTTACCAAAATAATTTTTAATGTCTACCTCATCAGCCTCAAAGGTTTTTGATGTGCCTGTAAGTTGCTCACCCTCAAAAGTTTGGAAGTGGTACCGACCGGTGGCTGTCTTTCTATATTCCAACGAGTCGAATTTATCTCTTATATCGTACATGTCAGCGGACTCTGCTCCGGTTGCCCACTCGATAGAGTCAAACTTATTATCAACGGCATATCTGAGCATTCTCTTCTGAGCGAGTCTCATCCAGCTCTGCTTGAATGGAGCATCAGGAACCTTACGTCTCTCGAGGTTTAGGTTCTTGTCATTCATTGTTCTAAGGAAAAACTTCTCAGCTCTCTCCATAGTATCCTCGCTCATAGCCCTTTCGCTTAGGGTTCTGACCGTAACCCATTCACCAGTCTCTTCGCTTTTGTACTCTAAAATATATCCAGCATAACCATCTGCCACATCAAATCGAGTATCCTCATATCTGTCTTCAAACTTATCATCAGAATCTAGAATATCCGCCTTCTTCCTCTGTCCCTCTATATTGTTCACCCTGACTACCCTATAGTCATCAGGAATTTCGGTTAATGTTTTGAGATAGCCTTGATATCCCTCAGCGGAACCCTTGTGGTGCCAGTCGGATTGAATCTCCTCAATAAATAGAACCTTCTTACCATCCTTCATACGGGTATCGAATCGGACAAAGGCAATAATATTATTATCTGGGAAGTGATGTTCTACCTTGAATATACCGGTAGTGGCATCATCGGGAATGGTAATTTCCATTTCCTTATAGTCTTTAGGGGGAGCGTCAAATTCTTGGCTTCTTGAGGGGACCTTGTAGGCATCGTGGCGAGGTTCTTTCTTATAGTCTATATCCGCCTCTAGCTTTGACATAGCCAAATATAACTCCCCTTCTCTCATTATTGAGTCCTGAAATTCTTTTCTTAACTTATTGAGCCCATTACGTGACAAATCACCCTCAACTTTTTCCTGCAATTCCAGCCTTAAATCTTCCATTCGTGATTCAGCAACTAGCCAATCAGCTCTTACCTTGTCATATTCTGGGTTACCTCCACGAACAATCTCGGTCATCTGAAGGTTGTTGTTCTTTATGTGGTCCTGTAATACCTTGACGCTAATACTCTTCTCACCGAATGGCATATTAAATATTATGTCCATACCAGCCCACTTCATTTCCTCTTCACTTACGCCTTGGTTGAGAAGGAAATTCTTTACACTTCTAATGGGTATGGTTTTTCTATCATATTTTTTTCCGAATTTATCCGAACCGAGTTTATTTACGGCCTTGAGTATCTTGCTCTCCCATAGAGGGATAGCCTGCATTGTTTCCTGCTCTAGAGGACCACTTTTTTGTTTAGTTTCTTCTCGAGTTTCTTCAGTTCGGCCTTCAGTATCGGCATCAACCTCTCGTTGTTCAGAACTCCGTCCCTCTTCAATTTGTCCAGTGCCTTTATCACTGACGGGTGTGGCATATTCTTCATAATAACCTTTCTTTTCTGCCCTTAATTTAGCAACATTTCCATAGTTTAAACCATCATCTTTTTGGCCATGCCTAACATATATTTGTTTCTCATAGTACCACAGGACCGCCTGAATTTCAGCAACATTCCATTTTCTGTCGGTTAGTTCATTAAGCTTATTCTTTATATTTTCCATGGCCTCATCCATAGCCTGAGACTCTGTTCCCCAAGATGGAGAGGCTTTAAGTTCACCTTTATCTGTAAAGGGGGTTCCCATCCACCTATTCCATGTTCTGGTCCACCATATATCGTAGGTGGCTTCCCCGTGGACACCATGAAGATTCATAATATAGCGACCTATCTTCGGTCCCAATATTCGTGCACCATAGTATTCACCATTAAGTGTAATACCGGATGGTTTCTTCTTAGCCCCGGGCTTCTGCCCTGCTAATTTAGCGTTAAGCTCCGCAATTTCTAGCCCGCTATGAGGAGTCATAAGCCACTCAATAGCCCCATCCTCGCCAAGCTCAGAGACAAGTCCCTCAAACTTCTTGAACATATCCGCTATTACAGGCATTCTTACTTTCTTAGGAATACCATCGGAATTTTCATATTCAATTAGGGTAGTACCCTTATCATTCTGAACATAATTTATTTTACCGGTTTCAAGATAGGTTTTTAGAATACTAATACCACTATCATAGTTTGGAGGTATCTTAGTACCTAGGCTTGTCATACCCATAAAAATATCCCACAGGGCATCTCCATTTTTATGAGACTTAATTGCGGGGACCTCAACAGAACCAATGCCCTTCGCCTCGGATACAGCCTCATCGTACCACTCAAGAGCTCCGTTTATATCGAATCCATCATCGGCTAGTACCTTAAGGACCTCACTCAAACCCTTGTCGGTAGCAACTCCAGCTCTCCCCATTCCCTTTGTGATAGGTTCCTTGGAGGAATACTTTTGTGCTATTTCATCTACCTTTAGGGGCTCGGCCTGCATGGTTTCCTGAACACTATCACGATACTCTATCATATCATCGTAACCAGTATCAGGGCTCTCGAACATTTTTTCTTCAAATTCAGCTATGCTATTTGGGTCATGTATCATAGCTACAACATCAGGCTTCCCAATCTCAGGCTCCCATCCATCTGGAGCAAATTCCTCATTGAACGGGGTTCTGGCTACAACTCTAAATCCATTTCTTTCATAAATTTCGGTAAGATAAATATCGAAATTGTCTAATTTATTACCACCAGCCTCAATAGCTTTCTCTAGAAGTTCATCTGCAATACCACCCTCTTTTGCCCCAACTTTACTAGCTAATCCCTTAATATCACCATCTTCACCTACAAAAGCAACACCACGCTCAGTTTCTATCGGAGTACCCTTTGATTCAGGAGGAACATTATCTACTGACCAGTACTTTCTAGGGTCTGATTCCTTAATTTCAGACAACTTATTCGAGTAGTCCAGAACCTCTGCCTGCATGGTTTCACCATCTTTGGTTGAGTATATTTCAGAAATTCCTTTTGTCCCCTGTCCAAACTGAGTTATAAACTCCATGGTTTTATCCCCAAGAGGAGACACCTCATCCACACCTATAAAGAAATCTTTAATCTTTTGACCAAAACGAGTAAGGGCTCTATCAACTACATCTTGATTTATCTTAACTCCCTCTTCCTGATACCACTTCAGTCCACGCTTCTGGAAATGTTCATTTAAGAGTTGAGACCATCCATTGTTTCGCTTAAGTTCATTATCAAGGTCCGCTACTCTATCTGGATTATTTTCTCTAAATTCATCCTCAACGGCCTTCCTCTCCTCGGCAGTTAGTCCTTTATATAGAGCTCCATACATTTCTTCAATTACAGTAGTTTTATCAGCACCCCCATATAAACTTAAAACTATTTTGCGAAGGTCAGTGTCAATTTTAGTTGACCCCTTAATAAATGCTCCGGGAGCCTTTGTGTCTCCAAGTTGCTCAGACTCAGCCCAAATACGATATGCATCCTCAGCCTCCTCTGGGGTATGTTCCTCGTTTTCAATAAGGTTTTGAATATATTCATCCTTAAGAAGTATACGGGTCTCTTTTGTGATAGCGAGCACACTGGACTTATCAAAGTCTGGGTTTTTTATTAGGAAATGCTTAATCCATGTTCCCATATCAGAATCTATTTCATTGTTATCTACAGCACGATTAACTTCATTCCATGAATCATTCTTTGACATATCATTATCAGAGGCATACTTATCAACCTCTTTCTGCATATCATGCACAAGCCTGCCCTCTACATCAAGAGTGTTTGATATAGTGGTTCCTGCTGTACCCATAATAGTTCCAGCATAAAATGATGCAACAGTTCTCTCCCAATCCTGCTCTGTAAACTTAAATAATTTTTTCTCCTCTTGAGTCAATTGTTCACCAATAATCTGAGAGACCTCTTGAAATCCTTCAGTAGTACCCTCTGAGATAGCCCCCACAAGGATATTAAGTAAACGGCTCCTTACTCCCGCTCCCTTCATAACTCTATCTAAACCAAATTTCTCTAGAACTGCATTAAAGGAACCTACTAAAATTGGAATAGTGTTTCTTAATTCTTCAGGCACACGTTTCCCTGTAGTCTTCTCATACTCAAGAATACCCTCTTTAGAAGAACCTGCCTCAATAGCAAACATAGTCGCTGTTCCAGCAATTGGGTTAGCTATAGTTGTCGCAACAAACATCCCCATCATTGGAGCAGTTTCTGCCCCAACCATATACATTCTAACTGGGTCTAGGTATCCAAGAAAATTCTCTGGTGGCTCTGCATATTCCCCTGTAGCCTCTTTTGGGTCCCACCATTCTGCCCAAAAATCTCCAATCTCTTTTCCTGTATTATAAAAGAAATCTTCTAAATCATCTCTATCTTTTAAAGCATCCTTAACATTATCTGGTAGGGTCCCTTCAATGGCCATCATTTGAAATTCAGCGTTAGCTTTACGCCTAGCTTCCTCGTACCTATTTTCAACCGTCTTCGTCTCGTCAATAAATATTTCATCCTGTAGAAGTTGATTCGTCCTTGTTTGAATCCATTTTAATTGAGGTGATTGAATAACTAAAGGGATTGTATTTAATCCAGCTCCTACTGCTGTTTGAGCCAGAACAATACCTCTCCTTAAAGGGTCTCCTATGGAATCTGGAGTTTTTATCTTACTATAATCATCAGAATCTATATCAATTAATGAATACCCCTGTTTCTCTAATTCTTTTTTCTCTTTTGTCTTTTTAGCATAAACCTCAATCTCTTCATCAGTCATATCACGAGTCATAAGAATTGGTGTTTGGAGAGTTTCTAGGATTTTCTTATCGTTAATAATACTAGTATCCCAGTCATGCCCATTACTTTCTGTAGGAACTAACTTCTTCTGGATAACACCCATGTTTTTTCTGCTACCATTTACATTGAGCTTAGTATCCTTAACTTTAAATAACCTCCTATCCAACGGTGGTTTATTTAAGATGCTCTCAACAGCGGTTGAGGATGTTACTGCCTCCGTCTGAGGTATATCATTTTGAGATATTTGTGGATTAAACTCTGGGATTTTTAATAATTCCTGAGGGTCTATTTTCTCTTCCTGAGGATACATTTGAATTGCTGAATTATACAGGGCCTGAATTTCATCTATATCAACACCCCTTGACTCCATTTCATCTGGATGTGCAAGTGCGTAGTCTAATAATTCCTTGGCCGAACTTATAATAGCCTGTGACATTTACATGTACCCCGATTCTATTAAGGCCTTCTCCAATCTCTCTGCCCCTGATAATCCCGGCTCCGATAATTGAATTTGTCTAGCCTTTCGCCTAACTATTTTTCTTTCCTTTTGACTTAAGCTTTTCATAACCTCAGATGCAGGTATTATTTTTGCTCCTTTAACGGGTGGTGGTGTAACGGGTGGTGGTGTAACGGGTGGTGGTGTCGTGGTGGTATTAGCACCAGATGCCTTATTTACAGCTTGATTAAAGTTATTTACAAGCTTAAAGAAATTGCTTGCGTTATAAACCGAATCAATTTCAGCCTGCTTAATAGCTCTTAGTTTATTCATTTCATCCCTGCTAATACCACCAGTTCCTTTGGAAAGGTCCACTATTTCTTCCTGTTCCTTCCTTAGTCGAGTTATATGTCCTATTGGGTCCCTCTCGTCTTTGAGGCGTTGCTCCTCTTTCTCATCCGCAAGTTTTTCTTCCTTGGTTTTCTTTGGGGCGTTCTTTGTACCCTGCCTTACTAGAAACCTATCTCTATCGGCCTCAGTTTTAAACCTGAGATACTTACCCGTACTCTCGTTAAGAGCCTCGAAGGGTTTATCAGATGTAGTATTCGAGGAAATATATTGACTTCTATCTTCCTCAGTATCAAAGGACTTGTATACTCCAGTTTTAGGATTAAAACTCTTAGGTTTAGGTTTTATGGTTTCAATGAATTTCTGAGCTTCCTCTTTGCTTCTAAAGACCTTCCAGTCACCGCTCTTATTCTTGGTTCTAAATACAGGGGTTCCGCTAGCATGAACACCCTCTTGAATTTCATAGGCCATTACTTCACTCTCCCCATTTAATCATATTTTTGTCGTACTGTATTCCAGTGTTTACATCTATATACCCACCGCCATAGGCCTGCATTGCACTAGGGTTACTTATAGCTCCATTAAAGTCTCCCCCAGCACTTGTATATGCACTAAGGCCAGCCCCTGCTATATTCACAAGAGAACCGAGCCTATCTTCCCAACCATACCCACCAATACCTGCTATTTTTGCTTCAGAATCACGCTTTCTTGCATCCTGCCCCATTTTAAGAGCCTCTATCTCAGCCTCAGCTCTTCGCTTTGCCTCAGCATTTGCAAGAGCCATTTGTCGAGCCTGCTCCGCAACACTTCTAAGTGTGTCGGCATCTACTTTCCTTCTCAATTCTTGTGCTACTATTGAATTTTCAAGACCCTGCTGAATAGATTGTCCTATGGCAGACTGTTGATTAAATCGACCCTGTTGACGAATAGTTTGAATAGCACTCCTGCCAGCTTGATTTATAAGTGGGTCTCCGCCCTTTATAATATCTTGCCTACGCTTTTCATAATCACGCTCTGAATCGGTTACTTCAGAAAGCTTTCTTAGTCCAGCTATCTGATTTCTTCGGGATTTTCCAGCACCTATTGCCCCAGCAATTCCTTTTGCAAGGCCAAGGCCTCCCATAATCAAAGGTATACTCATTAAATCTCACTCCTAATCTGATGTATCAATTCTCTGTCCGCATCTTCATTTTTAATTTTCTCAATATTATTTAACCATAATGATAGATGTTTATTGTGCATTTCTGGATTAGCTTTTGCACTTGCTATTGCGATTGCATAATCGCATAAATCTTTGTGGTACTGTCCGGGGATAATTGGGGCTACATTTCTATAGTATTGGATATCAATCATCGCACTGGTAGTAGGGTATGTCCCCGATTCAATGGTAAATTTTTGTCCGGAATTATTTGATGATAGTTCGTATTGCATATTCGTAAAAGAAGTTGGCCCAACGCCATCAATATATGAGTTCCCATTTAATCCATTTAAGGCTGACCCAAGAGATGTATCTATCCAAAAACCACTACCAGAGTGGAATATGCATAAAAATTTATTAGCATTGAGCTTCCCGGTAAGGGTAGAGCTATATGAAATTTTAATATCACCACTGGTGGGTATTCTGTCTAGAACAAGATACTCCCCGTGTGGGTGTCTTTGTATTGAAAAATGTGAAGGAGTGCCACTCTCAAAGTTATTGGAGTTATTCAAAGAAACCTCCACATCAGCCATTGGGTGTAGTCTACTACCATTGTACCATACAGCGGTCATTCTCTTATAGTCTTGAGGAAGAATAAGATTCTGACTCCCCGCTGGGGTGGGCATAGTATATTTCTGAGTTTCCTCAACTAAATCACACTGGCGGGCCATCTCCATTTCTGCCTCTTTTAAGAGTTCAATCAACAATCCTTTATTAGTATCTACAAATAGCTGACATCTATCAGCTAATTTATCCCATGACATTTCCATTTATGCATCCTCTAATTTTTTAACTCGTGCTTTTAACAGTTCGTTTTCACGTCTTAAATCATCCACGAGCTTTTGTAATCTTATCATTCCCTTACCCACAACCTTATTATCTGGCTTAATTCCAATCTTACTCAAATTCAACCTCTATTCTTCTGATTTCAACATCGTTAGTTGAGGCTGATGTTGATAACTCTATCTTATAACTTCTACATCTAACATTTGGCTTCCATTTATACCAATCTGCACCAGATGTATCCACCGGAATTGCAACAGTTGCTACAACAGTCGAGTCATCTCCGTCTATGTAAATCTTGGCCGTTATTGCATCCCCGGACTTATACTTCAGGTTAAGCCTCCTCAAGACTCCACTCTTATCTAGATTTGCTTGAGAAATCCAACCTGTAGTCCTTTTAAAGGAAGTTGTTTCATCCTTAGAACCATCATGTTTCTTTATAAGTTGAGTGGCCCCATCGTATGAATATAGGTTTAAATTTTCATCCAGAGTAAACATATCCATATCCCCTGAAACCTTTGTCCACCTCTCTTCTGGGAATAATGATAAATCTAAACTGTAATTATCATCATAGTAAGCCCCAAACTCCATTAACAAACGATTCTTCTTAACATCATAGAATGTAGTAACTAAGGGATTTACTGCTTGATAGGCATCCTTTATTGATTTAGTTACTGGAGTTGCTCTAAAATTTGAATCTAAAAAATATAAATGGTCTTTTCCAGCAAAGAAAATTCCACTTTCCCAAGGAGTTATGCTTTTGTCAGATATACATCCAATATTTTCCTCTGACTCACTTAAGGACCACGCTGTCGGGTCTGAGGATGGAACTGATAATCTATAAATACCACGCTCCATAAACACCACCAAGTCTCCCATAAGTGATGACAACCCTACAATTGCACCGCCTTGCATATCTCTTAGCTGGATATAATTTGATATTGGAAGGATATCATATTGATTTAACTCTGAAAAAATAACCCAATTATCATGGTCTTCATAAGAACCAGTATATGCATTTGGGTCAAGCCTAACACCAGCCACAAATTGCCTACCATCTGTAATTACAGAATATTTATAATTAACCTCAGTCGAGCCAACACCAGCCAATGGATGGTAAGCTCCAGCAACAAATCCAGTATCAAAAGTATCTAAAGCTATTGCATCACCAGCCGGTTGACTCCACTGGTCGCCAGCAGAAGTTATTAAAATGGCTGAAGATGGAGTTGAAAACGGAGTGGCATTAACCTTGAATACATCTGTAATATTATTCACAATAATATGGTCGCCAGTTCCACCAACTTTAGCAACCTTATCTACAGCTCCATCTGTACCACTCACAGACCCTTCTAGAGCGAACACATTATCACCAGAATATACAGCACTTCCAGATTGGATAATTTTAGTCACCTCTATAGCATCGAAGTGAACAGCACTGCTACCTCCAAAATTTTCTGGGAAAACTATTTTAAACCCAGTTCCTCCAGTGTGCTCATAAACGCAAGAAAACTGTTGCCAAGTGCCAGAGAGATGTTTAGTCACTGTATTTGAGGCTGAACTATCAGCGGTTGACCATACCTCCATCTTATACCCAGTAATCGTGCCAGTATCTTTAAGCCAAACTGACACAACAAATTTTTCACCAACAGTCGCTGGGATATAGTTAACCATTTGCAAGCTCTCATCTTGCCCACCAGCACTACTACCAACATATTTTAAATGGTTTGAGCCAGTCTTACTACCAGACGTTTCTATAGTTAATTGAGTTGAATCACCAACAGCCGTAGCAGTTTCATCCGCATCGGTTTGTGCGGTCCAGCCCGTCATATCTGATTCAAACGACCACTCACGTGTATAAGTATTATCATTTGCTACTAAATTGGTTTCGTCTCTTATATGCCAATATTTTGTGGCTCCCCAATAATCATTGGACCCATCAAAATCATCTGCAATATAAAGGTGATTTGTATGCACCTCTGAAATTGTATGCTTACTGCCACTACCCCACAATGGAGTTGTAGCTTCTAAAGTTAATTGGGTAGCGTGCCAATATAATTTATGTGAGGTGGTTGCATCAGCATCTATTGCAACCCCACCACTAAATACCTGTTTGCCAGTTTCACCAGTTCCATTTATCCAATCAGTTGCAGTTGATTGAGTAGTCTCAAATGTATTAATCCTTTGATATAGCGAATCCTCTGGGACATGGCCATCTGTAATTGCTCTATATAAATTGATTGAAGTTATGCGTGGGTCCCAATTCCCAACACCGTCATTAAACCCTAATCTAATTTGAACATTGGAATTTGGCGGGTCGTTCGCAGTTAAGCTAAAAGCCTTATATTCATCCCTAAATGGAAGTTCTTGGTTACCATCAAAAACTGGAGTAATCTTATAATAGCAAGTTTTAGCAGTTGTTGCAAAAGGAAGATTACCACCACCACCTTGATTTAGTTTTGTATATGTTGCATCAGCAATAATTGTAAATGTAGTTGGGTACTTTGGTGGCAGACCAACATTTAAAGCATCGTAGCTATGTAAAGAAGTAGTTGTATCTGTGTAAAAAAAATTCCTATCTATACTTTGAATAATTCTAGGTTGTACCGTTGTGCCACCAGCAACCCTCAAAAAGGTCCCATGGTTATATATCCGTGCATCAGACACATTTAAATCCGTAAGTGTAGTCCAAGATGCTAGATTGGCAGAGGTTCCAGCACTATACCAAACCTCTCCTGCCGAATCCAAGGCAATCCAAGCAATATCGTTTGTGAATCGTGAATTAACCCATCTAAAAATTGCTATAAAAGTTTTATTAGTATCAACAGCGGTCTCAGCCCCTTTCCGCTTATATATTATGCCCGGTTTATCAAATTCTGCATTAATAAGCTCAGTGCATCCGTTTATACCAACATCCTCTCCATCAGCCTGAGTAATTAATCCGCTACTTAAAGGTATTTGCTGGATTCCCACTACTTACTCTCCGTCCCAATAACTTGGTCAGATAGATATCTTTCATTTAAAGTCTTTACTATATTAAGCCCACTATTATACGCACTAGTCGCCCTATTAGGCTTAGAATCCATTCTCCATAGTTGGGCTTCTGCAAAATCAAGCACCATTTCCTGAAGAGCTATATTCAATTCACATTCGGTGCCACTTGCAGTTAAATCTGTTGGAGCCTTTATATACCATACGTCAATTAAAACGCATGAAGTCGGCTGTACATAAATTGTTTCATCAAAAGAGAATGCAACTGGATTTGTTGCTGTTCCACTTAGATATGTATTTTCAAGGTCCTTTATATCCTTATGCTCAATTAAGGTACACCATTTATCATTGGTTTCATCAAATACCCCTGTAATCCCATTTCGGACAGGGAGAGCTGACCCAAATGCAGTCGCATAGGTACATGTGCTCCATCGGGCACCAGCACCTGCTGTTTTATTATTTGCGATAGTCTCCAGTTCCTGTAAGTATCTATTATCTATTAAATTAACTACAGTTTTTTGGGCAATATTTAAAGCGTCTAAAACAGTTGCTTGAGTAAAAACAGTTTGAGCTGGGTCCTCCATTCGGAGTCCCATACTGGTAATCATTTCGTTGCCGGTCATTATTTTTCCTTTTCCCAATAAGGGAGCTCCGAAGAGCCCCCTTAAAAGTTTAACTTACAGCTTAGTAGCCTGTTGGACCACCTACAAGTAGACCTTGCATACGTGGGTTAGTACAAACTAACTGACCCATCCAGAAGATTCTGGCTTGGATACCATCTTTAGCCTCAAGAGCCTTGAAGTCCTCGAATGCAAAATTTCTTTTGCTGTGAACTTTAAAGTCAAGGTACTTAGTGTTAAGCATGTACATGTGCCCAGCTGGACAATGTGAGTCAACAACAACAGATGCACCCTTGAATCGTAAGCTTTGGAACCCAGCGTCACCTAATGATGCATCACCATCAAAACGCTTATTACCTTGCAATGAAGATTCATAAGCATCGTATATAACTTGAGTAGTTACGATTAAGTCAGGTTGGTCGCTATCAATAGAACAAGCACCATACATCTGAGTCATTTTCTTAACACCATCAGCAACACCATTAGTAGTGGATGTCCACTCAGTGAATGTTGGAGCTACAGCGTTATCAGCATCAGCAAGCATTGTTGAGAATGACCCAATTTGGGCATCCCACCAATGTTGAGAGTCTGAGTTAATCCCACCTAATGAGCGGTCATACCCACAAACAGAGTTATCGATATTACCCGGAGCGTGAAATAGTGAAGTATCAGTTGGAGTATCCATAAGGTCTGTTACAGCAGAATAATCTCCACTAACAACAGTTCCAGCACCATTAAGAGAAGTAATCCCTTGTAATACTGCTCCATCATTAAATAACCCATTGCCAATAAGGTTTTTAAATGTTTTTTCAGCATTACTCATTCGAGCTTTTAATACTGACAACACTTGTGCAGACCCTGCATTAACGAACTGTTCTTCACCAGACAAAACAATAGAGTTATACCCTGTTGCCCAATCCCATTCAGCTTTCTGAGCAATATTTTCTAATGTTTGACCAGTAGAACTCATGCTACCATGTGTTAACCATCCAGAGTTATCTGAATCGTTCTCTGCATATTCTATAGGAGTTACAATTTTTGCACCACCGTCTATCTTTTCAGCATTCTTAAGAAGCTTATAGCATAAAACATTGGAATTAAAAATGTTATCCACAAGAACAGGCATAAATTTGTCTCTCGTCAATGCGGAGACAGTTGTAGATAAAGCCATTTTACTTTATCCTTTCTTCCGTTTACACGGACCTATTCATTAAAGTACTTCGCAATATCAGGGTCATCCATAGACATTTCCTTGAAGCTGGTGTACTTCTTAGGAGATTTAGTCTCCTTAGCACCCAGCTCGGACGTACCTACAATTTTACCTTCGTTGCGAGACTTATTCCCAGCCAACTTTTTAAAGTGGGTAAGCTGGTCGTTTATCGCATCGTATGACCACTCCTTAAAGGCACGCTCAAGACTAGGCATACCATCCACGGTAAAACGCTCTGCGTGTTCCTCTGTGAATGTTAGGAAGTCTTTCACCCCTTCCTCATTTAATATGAGTGGGTTTGCATCCTCAAGTGCGGTCAACTGCGAATTGAGAGTATCAACACGGGTTTCCATAACACGCTCTGACTCTACTCCCTCTAATGCCTCTATACGCTGTTCCATTGGCGACAATTCCTCATCCGGAGCATCTACCCCTAATTCAGGAAACTTGTCGTTTAAGCCCAATTTATCAGCCATGGAGTCATCATCGAAGAAGTAGTCCTTCATGTGCTCACGGAATTCATCGTCTTCGTCAATTTTCTCAACGAGCTTAGTCCACTTCGCTAGGTCCTGAGCCTTCTGGGTGTTTGTCTTTGACCATTCAGATTTATTCTGAGAGTCAGACATCCACTCCTTGATAGTGTCAACATCGTAGCTTTCACCATCTATCTCAATTCCCTGCGAATCAGATTCAGTTTCAGTTACTTCATTTGAAGTTTCCTCTGTTTCTGTTGGTTGAGTCTCGGTGGACTCATTAACCGATGCTTCTGACGCTGTGGTCTCATCGGGTGTTTCGAGATTAGCCATTTCTTCAGGCGTTATCTCTACGTTATTATACGCTTTATTCATTTAGACGCTCCTTTCGGGTTGGTCTGTTAATTAAACTTGTACTTCTGAATAACTAGTGCCACTAGTATTATTAATTTGATATAATTGTTTCTGAAAAATAAATGCATCCTTCTGGTGCCCACGCTTAACCGCAGAAGAATATTGAGTTTTATTTGTCATAGGCGAATCAGCATATGTATTTCCTCCATATGATGCCGTGCCTTCGTGCACATCACCCTCCTTATAGTCACCGTACTTAAGATACTTGGCTTGAGAGCTTCTAGCTATGCTTTGTAATTTTTTCTTGCGGGACATTATGATTCAACCGGTACATGGGCATCACTTGAAGCACTACCCGTGAATTTATATAGCTTACCGTTTAAAATAAACCCCTTGCGATTAGACCCACCATCCCCACGCCTAACGTATCTGGCAAACATATTTCTGTTTGTTACAGAGCTATCTGGAAGGGTGCTTCCTCTGTAGGTTGCAGTGCCCTCGTGCACTTCTGAGGGATTATAATCACCATACCTCATATATTGTCCTCTAGGGTGAGGACCAACAAAACCTGCCTTAGCAATATTTCTTACTGAGCGTTGCTTACTTTCGCCCGTAGAGTTTTTCTTTTTTTCCGCCACTTGCAATTCCTTTAAGTTTCTCGTTCTTAGCTAATTTCTGAACCTCGGGGATATTAGACCCAAAGGCTGAGAGGATACACTCCTCAGTTACACCGGGGTACCCGTTCCTACTGCACCACTGGCTTAGGGTTTTGGGCGTTTGCGTCTGTTTCTTGGCCAATTCCACTCCCCTCTCTTTGTCTTAGGATAGCATCCATTATCTCATCCTCATTGGTTGAGTTCTGCATCACATCCATCTCATCTTGCATTTGTTGCATCTGGGCTTGTTTCTGCTGTATAAGCCCCTCTAGAATTTCTTTTGATATATCCTTCTGAGTCCATCTCCAGAATTGCTCTTGGTCTATCAAGCCCATCTGAACTAGGTCGATAGCTTGGTCGAATCTGGATGCTCTTGACTCCGGTAGAGAGGAGCCCGGTATGTATCTAAAGTCCATATCAGGGTCAATATCGTAGGGAGCAATATGATTAAACTCATATCCGGAACCATCCTCAGCGAACCTACGAATAGGGATAACCTTGGAGAAGTTCTGTGCTAGCATCTGAAGTGTAATTTTATACGCATCTATAATAGCATCCGTTCCAACCTCACGCTCCTTAGCACGAATAACCTGCTGTGAGGCTTCCTGTAGTTGCTGAATGGCTCTGGAGGCTGTCACTCCAGATGGGTTTCTACCTTGTGTGATATCATGCACACCAGACACCGTATCAGCTAACTGTATCATACTTTGAGCCATTGGTAGTGTAGACGAAGAAATATTCCCTGCGGACATTCTTTCAATTCGCTCATGTGGACCATTAACATAAAAGACCTGCCCCGGCTTATCTGAAGGTCTATTCCCCTGCGTTTTTGCAAGAGACTTAGACATCACGATAGCTGGGTTGCCATGGTAAATTAAATTATCCATTCCTTGAGATAGAGCTATTGAGCTACCTACCACGAGGCTCTCAATAACCTCTGGCTCACCCTTGCCCCATATTGTATGGGCATTCTGGTAATTTTGAAACATAATAAGCGGGAGAAATTCAAAGGGACTCTCGGTATCCTGAAGCAGGGTTTTACCAGCCCATGTAGCTAATCTCCATCCATCATTTGTTTTATAGAAAGCCTCCTTAAGAAGGGTTTGGCCACCACGATAGTCCGAAGCCTCGGGCCTGTCCATTGGTGATTGGGACTCTAACTCCTGTAAATTCACGGACTTAGTTGCCAACTTTTCATCGTTCTTAATGAAGGACCGATACTCATTCATCTTCCCTTCAGAGCCAACTGACTTTCCAAAATTTTCTTTAATATCATCCACGTACGCCGGTGTTGCAAAAACAACGCACTTAGCATCCTGTAGATTGGTTGCGAGGGGGTCAATGAATACCGTGTAAACATCCGGAACTGTTACACTTAGCTCCTCGTCCTGCATACTAAACTTAACGAACCCATTGCCGTATATAAGCCCATCACGCTTCATCATAGCAACGGCTCTGCCAAATTTAGCCGTTTCCAGAACAAACTCCACGGCCTCCTGTGCATTTCTCGCTGGCTGTATTTGCTCCTCTGTCTTGGGCATAATATCAACCTTTGGATTTCTATCCGTTAGAATTGCATACATAGTCTCAACAACAGAGTGTATAATATTTGGTTCAATCCGAGTCTTGTACTTAGGTAAATTAAAGGGCTTAAGCATCTCCCCATTATATAATTCCTCATTTCGTCTCCAGCGAGGTATGCGACCCTTGCGAGCCTCCTTGCAGGATTGAAACATTTTCTCAAGCTTATTTACCGTAAGCTCATCGTTGCTAGCGTACTCACTAACATCTATATCTGGATATTTTTTACTCAAAACTGTAGTTCCATCCTTCCGGATTAGGGTTTAATAATTTTTCATAGTCAAGCTGGTCCTTGGACTTAGCCTCAATCTTCGTTGGGGTTTGTACATGCGTTAGGGCGTATCTAAGTGCATCCAGTGCATGGTCCTCCAGAGTTGTGTCCAAGTCCTCGGGCCTTTTCTCATCAAATATCATATCCGGGATGGTCCTCGTTAAATTAGGACAGGTTCCCTTTAGAATATAGAAATCAGGCTCCGTTGTCTCATTCCAGTGCATTTTCTGCGACAAATTCATCCAACCGTTTATACGGTCGTTATTCGCAGGATTAAGATTGGGTACTAGTGGGGTATCATATCCACCAGACATTGCGTTAGCGATACTGCTATCAGCGTACATCGCCGTTTCTGGCTTACGCCACGACATAGGGTTACGGGTCCACATGGACGGGTCCCCTAGAGACATGGTGATATCCTCACCCTGACTATGCTTCGCAATTAACTCGCCCCACTCCATGGGATGCTTCTCAGTACCATATAACTCCCTGTAACATAGAACCTTACCCTTGGGCGTAACCTCCACCCAAATTGCACAGAATGGAGCCGAGTGACCCCAGTCGATACCAATATACTTATAATTTTCTGGCCGTCCAAAGCCTAGTTCCTTCGACCGCTCCCTGTCAATAATATGAGTCTGCGGTTCCCACTCTGAAAAATACTGTCCTGCGAAGACATCAAAGTCACCATATCTCCATGCGGAGCGTAGTGGCTCCGGAAGAGAGTCCAAAAATTTTACGTACGCTGGGTCAGCATCAGCGAGGGTTGGGTTATCATCAATGGTAGCCGGTATAAATACCCTGCGTCTTCCGCTGATTGGGTCCTTGAATGCCTTATTAGACTCGGTTCGGCCAATCCGGAAGCGTTTCTTAATCCACTGATGTCCAGCACCACCCGGGTTACATGTTAAAAATACCTGTGGCTTTATGGCACACGTACTTCTAACCGATGATACTAATTTCAAATAACTTTCCTCAGTAGGGATTTGACCCACCTCCTCAATTAAGAGTCGATGTATCTCCCACCCTTGGAACTGTGCGTAGGCATTAGCATCCTTTAGATGCCCGGTGTATATCTTTGCCCCCGAGGGGAACTTGAACACTGTAGGCTTGCCAGATACCGTTGCATTGGGGTAGAGCATAATAGCCCTGTCAATCCAGTTACGAAGGTCAGAGTGGTTCCTACGAATGCACATCCCAACAAAGTTAGGGTCATGCACACCCTTAAGCAACCAAACAATACCCGCATCGGTCTTACCACCGCCTCTTGCACCACCGTATAAAATTTCATAGGTCTCCTCATTAATTGAGAGAGCGAGGGTCTGCTGTCCCTCATGCGGGGCCCATAGTGCCTCACCGTTCAATTATTTTTTCTTCTTCTTAAGATTTCGGCTATGCCTATTAGCGGGTCGCTCCATAATATGAGCCTTTTGAACATCGGGATGCATATCATCAAATTTCACTCCCGAACGATTCTTATCATCGTAGTCAGATGATTTGGCCACCTTAGTTTTTGAACCAGCCGATGACCGTTTTTTCTTTAATCTTTTAACTGCCTCTTTATGCCAATCCTTGTCACGGGGCCCAACTTTCAAGGTTCTAAATTTTGAGTCTTGGTATCCAGTGGTGGTGCCTTCATACTCACCAGCTTTAGCTTTTTTCTTATTCGCCATAATTGTCCTTATTATTCCTTATTAAAAAATTTGGGGAAGACCCCGTTATTACTAAATATATTGCTGGTAGTCATATATACCTACCTAGCTGACTAGCGTGGCCCCGTTGCCTTAATCATAATCACGTGACGCATATACCACTGTTACTGGTGAGGTGGGGGTAGCATACCATTGTATTGTTATCCCTCGCCTGTGGTCATCCTCGTAGCTCACAGCGGTGCATATGGTATAGCCTATCACTACTACTATGCATCCTCTATATCTGTCTGGCTTGGGAGGTACACCATGTTATCGCTACCATCTGAGTCAACACGTATCTCACTGGCCTTGAGTGACGGTACTATACGTTCAATGATAAGCTTGGCTGATGCTAGTGCATCCTTGTCTACCTCATCTGTCCCTAGTGTAGATGCTACTGTATATAGTTTCTCTATTAACTCCTGAGCACCCTCATGCTCTCTAAAGATATCTACTATAGTATGCTCCTTCTTAGGTCTACCAGCTGGATTGGATGACTGACCCTTCAAAAGTTGGCCGTTCTCTGCACGTTTAGGCTGGTTTTTGGCTAGTATATCTTGTCGTTCCTCCTTGGAGAGGTTACGCTTCACCATCTTGCCGTTCTTCTCTATAATATCCATTCTAGGCCTCTAAATTTGTGTTCTTCTTGGTGTAGGCATTCCTTATAGCCTTCCTAACCTTGTTGGCGTGCTTCTTGCCGTGGGTCTTGGCTCCCTGATACATTCCAGCTTGGAAGCCTTGGTCATACGCTGTGCCTACAGCACTATCCATGACCGCTCTAATTCTTTTAATTCCTGTGAGCATATATATAATAGCTCTATCTAATCTCCCCAGCTTAATTCTGCTCTCCCGAGGGCACATCCTCAATGACTAGAATGTCTATATCCTCATCGAATTGTTCCAGTCCATCTATGTACTCTGTATAGGTATCGTAGTTATAGGAGTTTTCATCTTGAAGTTGCTCCAGCGATGCCTCAGCCTCTTTTTCGAGTGGCTCTGGTTCCACTATAATATTAATACCCTTGGCTATAGTACTAGCCCCAAGTCTCGTGGCGATGTGATGAACAGATGCTCCTAGTATTGTTCCAGCTATAAAGTATATGATATCCATGGCGTAAGTTATGTACTTATACAAGCTTAAGTTCCCACGTTTCCCTCGGGGTGTTAAATAATTTAAAGTTTTCTTGCATTGCATTATTAAACCATTGTACATTTCCAATAGTTCAGAGCATGTGGTTCTGGCGTTTTAAGAAAATAGGAGAACTATGAACAAGAAAAGAATAGAGCATTTAATAAGAGAAGGCTTTAATTGTTGTAAAACATATATCTCTATTGGGGGAAGTAATGATAGTGTTATGTTTACTGATGATAGAATTTATATTATTGGGGAATTATGCATAAATAAAAATACTCTTGAATTTGTAAATGATTCAAAATATGATGATAATGTAATTAAGAATATATTAAAGGGGTATAGGTAATGAAGTTAATACTTGGAATTGTATTCCTATGTCAAACAATAGCATTTATTATAAATGGCTCTAATATTATAATTTGCTCTTTATATTTTATGATATGCATTATGACTTTGGGATTATTAATCAATAAAAAAGAGGTATTATAAATGAAGGTTATAAATGACGG